GGTAATTCAACGGCGCACGTTTTTTCTAGCGACAGAAAAATCTCGATCGTTTCGCATGAGTGATCAAGCCACACATCCGGTCGGCACAATATCCCGGTTGCTGCTGATGACTGACCGCCGTGTGCAGCAGTTGGTAAGCGATGGGGTAATACCGAAATCGGATCGAGGAAGGTACGAGATAGCGCCGTGCGTTCAAGGTTACATCAAATACCTTCAGGAACGAACTGTAGGAAATGCAGCAACCCCAGCAGATTTTCACGTTGAAAAAGCTAGACTGGTAAAACTTCAAGCTGACAAAGCGCAGATTGAGGTTGATGAGCTGGGCGGAAAACTTGTTCGGGTTGATGAGGTCAAAAAAGAACTTTATTCGGCGATTACGGATTGTAAAAACAGGCTGTTATCGATACCCAGCAAAGCCGCGCCAATTGTGGCCAACGAAACCAACCCGGCGATAGTGCAAGGCGTCCTCGATGATTTGGTTCGTGAGGCGCTTACAGAGTTATCGAAGGAAGCAGATGAGCCAGACGAAAGCACAGTTGATAATCAAATCGGGGATGAAGGCGTGGACCCCACCCCCAAGGTTAAAGGTAAGCGACTGGGCAGACCAAAATAGGAAACTCGACGGCCAGTCCAGCGCTGAGCCGGGGCAGTGGTATACCAGCCGGGCAGAATATCAGCGCGGTATGATGGATGCTTGCAGTGATTCAAGCATTCAAGAGGTGGTTATAATGTCAGGCGCTCAGCTTGGAAAAACTGAGGCGCTACTTAACGTTATCGGCTACCACATCGACAACGACCCGTCACCGATACTGGTGTTGCAGCCTACGCTGGAAATGGCGCAGGCATTCAGCAAAGACCGGGTTGCGGCAGGACTGCTTAACTCTACGCCGTGCTTAAAAGAAAAAGTGCGAGACCCGCGCGCGCGAGACTCTGGGAATACGACGCTGCACAAGATATTTCCCGGCGGGGCAATATCTATTGTTGGTGCAAACTCGCCATCCGGTCTTGCGTCGAGGCCAATTCGCGTGGTTCTGTGTGATGAGGTTGACCGCTACCCAGCCAGTGCTGGCAGTGAGGGTGACCCGATTCAGTTGGCTAGAAAAAGATCCGCCACGTTTTGGAACCGGAAGATAATTTTGGTCAGTACGCCAACTAACAAGGACGCAAGCCGAATCGAGGAAGCTTTCGAGAGGTCTGACCAGCGCAGATATTATGTGCCGTGCAAGCATTGTGAGGAATACCAAACCCTGAGATGGGCTAATGTTCAATGGCAAAAAGATCAGCCAGAGACAGCGCAGTACATGTGTGAGCATTGCGCGGTTCTCTGGTCGGACAGTGACAGGCTGTGGTCTATCAGAAATGGCAAATGGAAGGCCGAGGCTGATTTTAAAGGTATTGCAGGTTTTTGGATCAATGGCCTGTACTCCCCGTGGACGCCATTGGCTGACGGCGTTCGAGATTTTCTAAGTGTTAAAAAAAACCCAGAGCAATTGCGGGTTTGGACAAATACTTATTTGGCTGAGAGTTGGGAGGACGCGGGCGAAAAAGTAGATGACTGGATGCTGGCAGACCGCCGGGAGCCGATGCCGGAAATTCCCGAGGAAGTGATATTGCTAACGGCTGGGATAGACTGCCAAGATAATCGTCTTGAGGCTAGTTTAATCGGCTGGGGCCGTGATGACGAATCGTGGGTTCTCGACCACAAAACTTTCTACGGCGACCCGTCTACCCCACAGCTTTGGGGTGACCTTGATTCTTTCTTGATGACTCAGTTTAAAAACATGACGGGGCGCAATATGGCCATTCGAGCCGCTGCCGTTGACTCTGGCGGACACTTTACCAACAGCGTTTACCATTACTGCAAGAAAAACCAAGGCCGAAGGATCTTTGCAATTAAAGGCGTAGGTGGTTCAGGGCGGGCCATCGCCGGTAGGCCAAGCAAAAACAACGTGGTTAAATGTCCTTTGTTTCCAGTAGGCGTGAACACGATCAAAGATTTGTTGTTTGCTCGGCTGAGAATCGGGGAAGAAGGCCCCGGATACGTGCATTTTTCTGACGTTTTACAAGATGAGTATTTTAAACAGCTCACAGCAGAAAAAATTGTTACACGTTTCCATAAGGGCTTCAAGAGGCGCGATTTTGTTAAAACGAGACCGCGCAACGAGGCTTTAGACTGTTTTGCCTACGCGATTGCAGCGTATGCAATAATCGGCGTTAACATCAACGCGATGGCGGCAAAAGTGTCGCAGATGCCGGTTGCTGAAGATCCAAAGCCGAAGATCAAAGAGAGGTTTATGCCTTCCAATTCGGGAGGGTTTTTAAACGCATGGCGATGAGAATTTGGCTAACATTTTTGATCCGTCTCAAGCTCCCGAAGGCGAGCCTGTACAGTTTACTGTCGGCGATTTCTTGCAATGGAAACGCACCAATTTAGTTGATGACTACCCCTTAGCTGATTACTCAGCCGAATACGTCGCACGGATCACGCACGGCGGATCGACCGAGTTTAAGATTGCGGCCACCGAAACCGGCGGAACCTACCTTTTCACGGTTGATACAGCAACTAGTGGCACATATGCCGCAGGTAATTACCACTGGCAGTTAGAAATAACCCAAACCTCTAGCACTAACAAGGCCGTTGTCGATATTGGCTATTGGCAAATTCTGCCCGATCTTGACGACAATCAAGCCGACCCCAGAACGCATGCCGAGATCATGCTCAACAAAATACAAACGTTGTTGCAGGGCAAGGCGGATTCCGACGTTAGCAGTTATTCGGTGCAAGGCCGTTCTCTTACCAAATTATCTTTTCAAGAGCTAGAGGATGCGCGCGATAAGTATCAACAAGAGGTAAACAAAGAGAAAAACGACGCGTTAATCAAGCGCGGCAAGCAGACAAGCTCAACAATTAAGGTCAGATTCTGATGGGGCTGTTTGATTTTTTAAGGCCGAAGCCTGAAACCGATCGCAAAGTTTTCAAAAGATCTTATCAAGCCGCCAACACCGGCAGGCTTTTTGCTGACTTCAAAGACTCTGAGCAATCTGCTGACAGTGAGCTGCACCCTGTCATCACGCGCATGCGGGCAAGGAGCCGGGATTTAGCGCGTAATAACGCTTACATGCGCAGATATTTAATGCTTTTGCGCACAAATGTCGTCGGTCAGCGTGGCTTTTCTTATCAATCAAAAGCGACAAATTCCAACGGCCAGCTAGACCAAATCGGAAACCAGGCGGTAGAAAATGCGTTCAAAAGCTGGGCCAGGTGTGGAAATTGCACCGCCGATGGCAAGCTGTCGTTTGTTGACGCGCAAAAACTGGTGATTGAGACACTGGCGCGTGATGGTGAGGTATTCATCATCAAGCACCGTGGCGCCAGCTTTTACGATTCTTTCGCGCTTGAGTTCATAGAAGCGGATCAGGTTGACGAGCAGATGAGCGAACGGTTGCCGAATGGCAACGAAATCCGCATGGGCGTGGAGTTGAACAGATTCCGCAAGCCTGTGGCTTATCACTTGCTCACGTACCACCCCGGCGATTATGACTTCACCAACAGAAGCGCCTCGCCCAAACATGTGCGAGTCCCAGCAGAAAAAATGATACACATTTTTGAGCAGCGCCGAGCGGGCCAAACTCGCGGTGAGCCGTGGGCGGCGGCGGCCATCGCTTCGATAAAGCAGCTGGATGGTTTTCGTGAGGCTTCGATTGTTGCAGCGCGTATGGGCGCTAGCAAAATGGGATTTTTTACATCTCCAGCCGGAGACGGGTTTGTTGCTGACGACTTAGATCAATCCGTGCCAATAATTTCGGCGGAACCTGGGTCAATGCACCAGCTCCCTGCCGGTGTAGAGTTTAAAAGTTTTGACCCGCAATACCCTACATCAGAATTTGACAGCTTCCATAAGTCTGTTTTGAAAGGCGTAGCGTCGGCGCTTGGCGTTTCTTACACATCCCTTGCTAATGACCTCGAGGCAACGAGCTATTCAAGCATCCGCCAAGGCGCGTTGGAAGAACGCGATCAGTACGCAAATACCCAGCGCTTTATGGTTGATCACTTCATAAGGCCAGTTTTCGATGCTTGGCTAGAAGCCGCGATGGAGATGGATTCTTTCGGTATACCTGTTCGGCAGTTTGACAAATTTTCAAACGCAGCAGAATTCCGAGGCCGCAGCTGGTCATGGGTTGACCCTCAAAAAGAAATGAACGCGGCTATCGGCGGAATGCAAGCCGGGATTCTCAGCTTGCAGGATGTGGCTGGTCAATACGGCAAAGATACAGAGGAATTGCTGGGGCAAATTCAAAGGGATCGCGCGCTGATGGAACAGTTCGGGGTCAGCTATGCGCTGGAACCGTATGGAGTCCAAAAAATGCCGGTAATTCCAGAGGGTGAAGACGATGGCCAAGTATAAGGGAGAGGAGATTGACACTAAACCTACTGAGGCAATTGCTGAAAATGCTAAGCGCGGCTTGGATTGGCGCGAGAAATACGGTCGCGGAGGTACTGCTGTGGGCGTTGCGCGCGCTCGCGACCTGTCTAATCGCACTAATTTGTCTATTAGTACTGTCCGTCGCATGCGCAGTTACTTTGCTAGACATTCTGTCGATGCCGAAGCGGAAGGATTCAACTCCGGTGAAAAAGGATTTCCAAGCGCCGGGCGGATAGCTTGGGAGCTTTGGGGGGGTAGAAATGCGGAGTCATGGGCAAAACGAATCACAGAAAAATTGGATTCGATAGATGAAGAAAAAAAAGGCAGATCTATGGATATGAAAATTGAGCACAGGGCTATGGGCGTTGATGCCAGCCCAATAAATGAAGATGAGCGCCGGGTACGCATTGCTATAAGTAGTGAAGAACCCGTCAGCCGATCTTTTGGGATGGAAGTTTTAGAGCACTCGGAAAACGCCATTGATATGGATTTTATTTCGAGTGGTCGAGCGCCGCTTTTATTGGACCACGACCCAGAAAAGCAAATCGGCGTTATTGAATCTGTCGACCTTGACGGCTTGGCGCGGCGACTCCGCGCGACGGTTCGCTTTGGAAAAAGCGCACTCGCCAATGAAGCGTTCGACGATGTTATTGATGGCATTCGCGGAAATATTAGCGTTGGCTATTCCATCAATAAGTTAGAGCGCTCGGACAAGGACACTTTTGTGGCCAAGTCTTGGCGTCCCGTGGAGTGCTCGCTGGTTTCGATTCCTGCCGACGTGTCATGTGGGGTGGGTCGATCAGAGGAAGCACCAGAGCCAGTTGTAAAAGAAATTATTAATCCTGAACCTACTGTTAAAAAGGACAGAAAAATGTCAGAAGAAAATCAAATTGATGTGGCTGCGGTTGAAACGCAAGCGCGTCAAGCAGCACAAAAAAATGCTGCACAAATTGTCGAGCTTGGAGCACGGCATAATAAGTCAGACCTAGCGCAGCGCGCAATCAGCGAAGGCCGCAGCATCGAGGAATTCCGTGGCGAATTGCTTGAGGTTGTTGGATCACAAAAAGCGCTTGAAGAACAAAACACCGGGCTGACCAAAAAAGAAGTTAAGCGCTTTTCAATCGTCCGCGCTATCCATGCTTTAGCAAATCCAACCGACCGACGTGCGCAGGAAGCTGCCGCGTTTGAGTTTGAGTGTTCGAGGGCGGCGGGAGAGCAATACGGCAAAACGGCTCAAGGCATTATGTTGCCTGCGGAAGTTTTGCGGAATTGGACTCGTGATCTGAACAGCTCAGACGATTCGGCTTTGTTTTCAGACGACTTTCGTGGCGGTGATTTCGTAGACGTTCTGCGCAACTCATCCAGCGTGATGCAGGCTGGCGCAAGAATGCTCGGCGGCTTGTCTGGCGATGTGGCTATCCCAAGAAAGAATACTGCTGCTGCTGCTGGTTGGATTGCAACCGAGGGCGGTGATTCTTCAGAGTCAGAAATGACTGTAGGTTCAATAACTATGTCTCCGAAAACGTTGGGTGCGCATACGGATTGCACACGACAACTTCTGATCCAAAGTTCCTTGGATGTTGAAAACCTAATTCGAGATGACCTCGCGCAAGCAATTGCGTTGGCCATCGACTTGGGTGCTTTGGCAGGCTCTGGTTCATCTGGTCAACCAACTGGTATCAAGCTGACCTCTGGCATTAATACCGTTGATTTCGGCACCGCGCCAATCACCGTACCGAGCTACGCAAAGGTCGTGGAGATGGAAACCAAGGTGGCAGAAGACAATGCGCTTCTGGGCAATTTGGCTTACATTCTCCCTGCGGCAATGTACGGTGGCCTAAAAACCACGGAAAAAGCGACAGGAACCGCGCAGTTTGTAGTTGAGCCGGGCGGCACGGTTAACGGCTATCGAACAATCGTTAGCAACCAAGCTTCGGCTGGTGATGCCTACTTTGGCAACTTCTCTGATTTGCTGGTTGGCATGTTTGGCGGTCTGGATTTAGTTGTAGATCCATACACGCACAGCAAGTCTGGAACTGTCAGGGTTGTGGCTTTGCAGTCTGTTGATGTGGCAGTACGTCACGCAGTCAGCTTCTGCTTAGGCAACGACGGCGGCAGCTAAAACGGTTTGCCCTCGCCTTCGGGCGGGGGCTTTCCCTTGAGAATTATATGAAATATCAAGTAATCAAAAACACAATCATCAACCGCGAGCGAGTCTCTGTGGGTGATGTTGTCGAATTAGAAAATCGAGATGCTAGGTTGTTGGTTCAGACCAAACGACTTGTCGAGTACGTCGAGCCGGTGAAAAAGCCTAAAGCAAAAAAAGGGCCAGCGCGTGCCAGTTGAGACTGCCATAGACCGCAGTTATTTGCTCTCGGACTTTGGCGTAAGCGCAACTTATACGCCAGTTGGCGGGGCCTCGACGACCGTCACTGTAATTTTTGACAACGAATATTTTCCGGTTGACGGGGCGGGAAGCGTGGTTTTTGCAATGCAACAGCCAAAGGCGTTTGGGCGCACGGCGGATTTTGTAAGCGTGAGCGAGGGCGCAACTTTGGCGCTGGACGGCACGACATACACAATCCGCGTGGTAATGCCAGACGGCACTGGAATGACTGAATTTATGCTAGAGGCGCCCTAGTGACCCACGTTAGGCAGTCGATTAGAAGCAATTTAGTTTCAACCTTAACAGGGTTGGCTACGACGGGTGCAAATGTTTACGAGACACGGGTTTACCCGCTGGCCGAGGACAAGTTGCCCGGATTGGCAATTTACACGACGAGCGAGGCGAGCGATTACGCAACTATGAGTCCGCCGAGAACGGTCATGCGGACGATTACGGCATCGGTTGAAATTTACGTTAAAGCCGTCAGCGGCTACGATGATCTTATCGACAATATCAGCGCTGAAGTGGAGGCTGCGCTAAACGCTGATAGGACTCGCGCAGGTCATGCCAGAGATACGCGCGTTGTTAGTTTCGAAGCGCAATTTTCTGGCGACCCAGACCAGCCGGTAGGGTCAGCGGTTTTGCAGGTCGAAGTTGACTACCAAACTCTTGAAAACAGCGCGGAGGTTGCGCGATGAAACGAATACAAATGACACACGGAGACACCACCATTGTGGTTCTGGAGCAAAAACTAGCCATAATGCTTGAGCGTGGCTGGACAATCGACCCATCTGGCGATGACGAGCCAGAAATAAATATTGATCAAGATCCAACGGAGGATTAAAAAATGGCTACTCACACAGGTTCTGAAGGCACAGTAAAAGTCGGAGCAAATACAATTGCTGAAATTCGCAGTTTCAGCATCGACGAAACTGGCGATACCCTCGAAGACACGACGATGGGAGATACGGCTAGGACTTACAAAAGCAGCTTGACCAGCTTTTCTGGTTCTGTCGATGTCTTCTATGATGAAACCGACACCACCGGACAAGGCGCGTTGACCGTTGGCGCTGAAATAACCATCAATGCGTATCCTGAAGGCGACACCGCTGGCGATACATATAAAACTGGGTCGGCGATTGTGACTGGAGTTAGCTTGACCTCAAGCTTTGATGGCATGGTTGAATCATCCATCACTTTCCAAGGCAATGGCGCACTGACTACCACAACGGTTTAATTTATGAGCCTACTTGAAAAAGCAAAAAGTCATTATCGAGCAAAGCTGGAAGCTGAGCCGCGCAAGATTGAGATCCCTGAATGGGACGAAACCGCGTATATCAAGCCGGGCATAAATTTGCACCAGCTCGGTGAGATTATGGAGCTGAGTCAATCTGGGAAAATAGCCGAAGCGATGGCGCTTACGCTGGTTTATCGACTAATAGATGAATCCGGCAAACCGCTATTCAGGAAGGCTGAGCGAGTAGAGATTATGCGCTCGGTTGACCCTGACGTGCTTGCGCGCGTTGTCGGCGAGATTAACGAATCAGACCCAGATGATGAGGATGTTGCGGGAAACTAAGAGCCGACCCTGACCTGCAATTCAAGTTTTACTTAGCAGAGTTGCTCGGAAAGACGGTCGGCGAAATCAACCAGATGGATGTGCGCGAGTTTATGGGCTGGGGCGCTTGGCTCAAGCTAAAGGACGAAAATGGCCAAAAACGTAAAAGTTGAAATTTTAGCGCAAGATAAAACCGCTCGCGCCTTTAAAAGCGCTAGAGAAAGAGCTAAGGGTCTAACAAGCGTTTTCAAAACCTTGGCAAAAGTCGGCGTTGGCGCGGCTGTAGGTCTTGGCGCGGCTTTCGTGAAGGTTCAGAAAGACTTAGACAAGCTGGGCAAGTCGGCTAAAGATGCGCAGATAGGCGTGGAAACTTTTCAGAAATGGCAATTCGCAGCTAGTCAATCTGGGGTTAGCGCTGAAGAATTTGCGGCATCGCTCGGTAGGGCGCAGAAGCGCATAGGTGAGTTTGCGGCGAGAGGCACAGGGGCAGCGGCAAAGTCTCTTGAAAAATTAGGAGTGTCACTGCGGACAGTTGATGGCGATATGCGTGATCAAGAATCCATCTTGAGAGATTATTTTAGAGCGCTTGATTCTTTAGGAAGTGCGCAGGAGCGGACATCGGCAATAACCGATCTGTTCGGGGCGAATGCCCGGAAAATGACTTTGGCTTTTGGCCAAGGGACGGAGGTGATAGAAGATTTTGAGAGACAAGCTGAAAGTTTAGGACTAGTCATATCAGGCAATACGATTGCCGCCGCTGAAAAGTTCAACGACCAGCTAGACATTTTACAGCGAGTTTTGCAGGGCAAAATTGCTGAGAACATGGGGAAAATCGCTCCGTCAATAATTGCTGTTACCGAAGCTGCCATAGAGTTAATCCCTGTTATTGCTGACGCGACCAGCAGTCTGCTTGAGTTATTCGGAATCGGAAAAAAAGCAGAGCTACTGGATAGCTTAGGCGACCTCAATTCAGAGTTGTTTTTCGTAGACCAAAAGATAAAAAACCTGACTCCCATGAAAGGCGGGTTTTTAGACTTTTTTGGAGGCTCAGCCGCAGAATCATTAGCCGAACTCGAAAGAAATAAGAAGCAGATTTTGAGTCGGCGGGATCAAATTTTTAGCGAGATCTCTGCCATTGATAAGCCTGTTTTTCAGCCTAGATTTACAAATTCCTCAACAGAAACATTCGTCGATCAACCTAGCCTTGCGTTGCTTGCTTCTACCACTCAGGCAGAAAAAAACGATTTTTACAAAATACAGACAGAAATGTTTAATTTTCAAAGTAATTTGTTTTTTGCAAAACTAGAGCAGAATCAAGAATTAAAAGACGCCCAAAATAAGGCGGCAGAAGAACAGTTAAAATTGAATCAAAAAATATATGAGGACAGCAAGGCATCCTTTCAAGATTTATTCCAAGACAATATGGTTATGGCCGCAGAAACAGGGTTTAAGTCAGTGTTAGACTCTTGGGCAAGAACATTGCAGCAAATGATGTTCAAAGCTCTAAGCTCTGGAATATTCGACTTGCTCGCAGGAATGGGCGGCGGCGGCTTTGGATCTTTCGGAGGACTCTTTAAAAGTGTTTTTGGTGGGTTTAAAGCTGATGGCGGTTCGGTCTCGCGCGGCAAGTCTTACATTGTTGGGGAGCGCGGACCAGAACTGTTTGCGCCGAACCAAAGCGGTTCAATAATACCTAACGCTCAAGACTCCGGCGGCATAAACATTGTTAACAATATTGATGCGTCTGGTGGTGGCGCTGATGTTGATCAAAGAATACGGGCTGCTGTAACCGCTGCTGGTCAGCAAACAGTGGCTAGCGTGCAAGATCTTTTGCGTAGGAGGCGTTTGGTTTGAGCACTTATAACTGGCCTGCGTCCATCGAACCATCTTTACAAACTTTTGAGCTTGTGACTAACACTCGAACTTTTCAAAGCCCGATAAACAGTGCGGTGCAAACCTCAAGCCGCAAGGGATCGTATTGGAAAACAACCATCGAGCTGCAAAACATTGAGGGTGGCGATCGGTCTTGGATTCAAGCGCTTTTGAGCAGGCTTAACGGCCAAGAACATCGTCTAAAAATACGCGATTTTGGCTCCATAAAACGCGGAGAGTACGTTGCTGGAGCGGATACTTTGTTGATTGATGGGGCTGGTCAAACGGGCATAAATCTGAATATCAAAGGCGCATCAGCAAGCATCTCAAACTATTTTCGAGTAGGTGCGCAGATTGTTTTTAATGAAGAATTGCATACTATAGTCGCAAATTTCAACTCAGACGCTTCTGGGAATCTTGCAGTACAAGTCGCTCCGCCAATCAGAAAACCCACAATTGATAACGATCCGGTGCTGTTTGAGGTCGGCGATGCTTTTGGCACGTTCATTGTTACGAACAATCCGGCATGGCGGAGTCAACCCGGCGGGTTTTCTAGTATGACCATCGAGGCCATCGAAGATGTTTTGGCGGGTACATAATGAGTAGAGGTTTGCCAGCCGCTGTCAACACCGCTTTGCAAAGTGACTTTGTGCAGCTGGTTACTTTCGCAGAATTGCAGTTTTCTGCGGCTACTCAGTACGTCCACGATGGGCTTGGTACATATACATGGGGTGGCCAGAACTGGATTGGCCTTGGGACGTTGGGCAGTATATCCGCTATTGAGGAAGGCACCGAGATCAGCCCATACTCACTAACCCTTACGCTATCGGCTTTAGACTCCACGATGTCTGCAAGTGCGCTGACAGAGAACTACTTTATGCGTCCAGTCAAAATATATTTAGGGCTTCTGGATTCTTCTGATGCGCTGATAGCTACACCGTCACAAATTTGGTCTGGGCATATGGATGTAATGACTATCACGGCAGGCTCAGATAACGACTCGATCAGTCTGGTTGCTGAATCTGATATGTCAAAATTCGACCGATCAGCAAGCTTGAAATATACTCACCGCCAGCAACAGCGAGTCGATCCAAACGATTTGTTTTTTGAATTTTTGCAAGATATCGAAGGCGCCAAAGTCGTCTGGCGTGGGCGTGGGCCAGACATAATTGGTGTTGGCGATGCGGGAGATCTCAGGCCGGGGAATCCTAGATATGTGGACCCGAGATGATTAAAAGGCAGCAAATACTTCTAGCTCTTTGTAACTGGGAGCGTCAACCATTTCAGTATGGAGTTGCAGACTGCTGCCGGTTTACTATTTTTATGGTTAAAGAATTGACTGGCAAAGACTACTCAGACCAGTTCGACTGGAGCAATGAGGCTGAGGCCGAAGAAATAATCAAGCAGAAAGGCGGGTTACTGCAAGTCATTGAAAGCGTTCTAGGTCAGCCGTCCAAGGGCGTCAGCGATGGCAGTCCGTGCTTGGTGAAAATGCCACTCGCCAGCGCATTGATGGGAGTTAAGCTAGGCCGAGATGTGGTTTGTTTAACCCAAAACGGTTTGGCTAGGGTGCCTGCTAGGTACACAGTTGCGGGGTGGGACTTATGGCAAACGCAATAATTGCGGCAGGCGCGTGGATCGCCACCGTTGGCAGTACAGTCGCGTTCAATGCTTTTGGTTTGACGACCGGCTTAGGCGCGTCTTTTGCCATAGGCGCTGGCGTGATTGCTGCTGGCGCTATTGCCGCAAACAAGCTCATGGCCTCTTTATACGAAATCCCATCACTTGAAGTTGACAAACAACGCACGGTTCGCGGCACGGTTGAGCCGCAAAAAATCGTTTACGGAACCGCATTGGTTTCTGGTCCGGTCAGTTTCTTGGGCGCTACTGGGATCAAAAACCGGGATCTATATCACTCGGTGGTTTTAGCGGGCCACGAGGTGAACGCGATAACTGATATTCACTTTGATAATGAGGTGATCACTAACGTTCAAATGGATGGTAGTGGGAATGTCACAGTCGGTCGGTTTGGGCCGGTTAATAGCAACACCGTTGTCAAAGTTAACAAGCATCTTGGAGAGTCCGGTCAAACGGCTGATGCTGATTTGGTAGCAGCTTTCACAAGTTATACGAATTCCCACAAAGGCACTGGCCTTGCTTACATCGTCACGAAATGGACGCTTTGGGATGACACGCAGGAGCTGTGGGACAAGTACATGCCGACCAATATTATGGCGGTGGTCGAAGGTAAAAAAGTATATAACAACCTGACAGGCACTACGGCGTTTAGTGACAACCCGGTGTGGTGTTTAATCGATTATATGCGCGATACGAATTACGGCATGGGCATTGACACCGCAAGCATCGATTTTGCCGCTGCTGACGTGGCGGCAGCAATTTGTGATGCAACAGTTGCCGTTCCGGGCGGAACTGAAAAAAGGTACACGGCAAACGGCGTCTTGCTGGCGACCGACAGCCACAAGACAAACATCAACAAACTTTTGTCTGCGATGAATGGCATGCTGTCATACACAAACGGCGTTTTTGTGATTCGAGCTGGAGCGTATGAGGCTCCTACGGTTAGTCTGAATGAGAGCCATTTGCAAGGCGCTGTCTCCGTCAAAACAGCTTTGGAGCGCAGTGACAGGTTTAACACTACAACCGGAACTTTTGTAGATCCATCAAGCCGTTACAAAGCAATGGAGTTCCCGCAAGTTCAGTTATCCTCCGCACTAACGCGGGATAACGGCGAGGTGCTAAAAAAAGAGATACAGTTATCTTTAACCAACTCCAGTTACATGGCTCAACGACTTGGTTACAAGCTGTGTCTTCAGTCATTTTTGCAACAAGTGATCACCTTTCCGACAAACCTTGCCGGCATACAGGTGGCTGTGGGCAGTCGAGTCAATGTTACGCTGAGCGATTTCGGCTGGACAGACAAAGTATTTTTGTGCATAGGTTGGACTTTTAGCGATTCGGGAGATGGTGGTGTGAACCTGATCTTGCGGGAGGACGCGAGCACGGCTTACGCCGACCCGGCGGTTGGGGACTATGATCAAACCACGATCACTCAGCGCGATTTAAGCGTATCCCGTGGGGTGACCGCGCCAACAGCGCTGGCGGCTTTTGGATCTCAAGGAAGCATTGAGGTCACATGGTCAAACCCGGCGAACATGTCAAACGTGTTGACGATTGAGGTTTGGGCGTCACCAACCAGTAACGCCGCGCAGATTCAAAAAATCGGAGAGACTGTATCAACGCAGTTTATTCACGACGCAAGCAACCCGGTTGATCCGATTTTTGGAGAAGTGACGCGGTATTATTGGGTTAGGTCAAGAGCTTATTCCGCAGGTGATTCTTCTGCGGCGATTAGCGATTTTTACCCAAACAATTTGGTCTCGACGATTTCCGCAACCAGTCAGACCCCATCAATATCAATCACTGCCAGCCCTAGTAATCTAGGCTGGGTTAGCATTGACAACGGTTCGACCTATTCGCCATCGGCTTTAACGCAAACGTCTAGCATAAAATTTTCTGGAGCGACCAGCGTGACGGAAACTTTAACGGTCACGCGATTGGCAAACGCAATTTCTGGAACCGTTACAATAACCGGCACCGCTTTCACTTTATCTCAAGCGCCAACCGGCGACGTATCATCGAAGACAATAACTGTGACTCATACGGCTAGTGGGGAGACGGTCAACGTCACTGCAAGCGTAGAAGTTTTCAATCTGTAGCAACCAAGGCTATAATGCCTTAAACCGAGGACATAAAAATGGCTAACCCTTTTCTCTATTCCGGCCAAGGCTCAGCGCCAAACTCTACCGGCTTGGTCTACGACATGGTTCCTGTCACGCCGGCGGACGGCGCAGATAATGTGGGTGCAGGTAACATCGCAATCGGGCTTTATTGCACCGCTGCGGGTGATGTCAGCTTTCACAACAAAGATGGCGTGACAAGAACCGTGACGGTTCCAGCAAACTTTTATTTAGTGTGCAGTGTTAAGCGGGTGTTGCTGACTGGAACAACTGCCACCGGCATTCACGCGATGGTGGTTTAAAATGTTTGGCGTCGGTCTGACCCTACCCAAAGTATCGGCAGTCTTGCTTAACGCCATCGGCGGGTTGCTAGCTGCTTATAAAATTAACGACCTGACGCCAGACCTCGTTGCTGATTTTAATGGCAGTCTAAATACTGGCACCGAATTTTATGACGCTGGCGGAAATGTAGATACCTTTGCAGAACTGATCACACACAGCCGTGCTGGCAATGCGACAATGACCGATGGTTATGGGCCTGGGTTAATTACTAATGGAAACTTCTCAAACGGCACTACGGGGTGGACACTTGCGGGCGGCACTGCGTCAGTAGCGTCTAATATTGTTACACTGACAAACGTATCTACCAGAGCGACCCTTTCTCAGGGCTTTCAGACGGAGATCGGCAAAACTTACGAATTAGATCTCGGGCTGATTGATAATGGAGACAGTGGAGTCCTTGCGGCTACAATCCGCGTTGTGCGAACAAACTCATACGCAGGCACAATCCTTGTTCAAGCAAACTCTCCCGATGCTAATAGCACGTTAACATTCACCGCTCTTGATGCGACCACATATATATATTTAGCAAACAACGTGACCACCGCAGGCAAGACGGTCAGCTTTGGTCCCATCTCAGTCCGCGAAGTTCCAGCAATCAAATGGGCACCGCATAATCTGCTGAGGTATAGTGAGGATTTCAGTAATCCGGCTTGGTTGCAATCATCGACACCTGTGCTTACGCCGGGGCAGTTAGATCCTTCCGGTAATACCACCGCCACAAAACTTGAATTGGACGTAAGCGACGGCATCTTTCAGACTTATGCAAATGCGGCGGGTGATTATACATTTGCCTTGTGGGTCAAAGGCGATACGTCAGGCACAATTACACTTTCAGACGCCAGTTCAGGTGGTTTTTCTGTAAACGTCAACGTCACAACAGAATGGACTCTTGTCAGCACAGGCAGTCAAGCAATTTCAGGATTTTATTCCCCTTATCTTTACAGGGCAAGCGGCGATCTTGCTACTATCTATGTTGCTTTCGCACACGCCTATCGCTCAGACCTCGGCGGCATGGTAGACAATCCAGAGACTGGCGATTCGTATGTGAGAACTGCTGGAATACTGATTGGGTCTAATTTAATTACAAATGGGGATTTTTCGACTAATACCGATTGGACTTTAGGTACAGGCTTTACAATTTCTGGCGGAAAGCTGTTGGTTAACACACAAAACCAAGGCACAAGCCAACAAATTCCCGTTGAATTGGGGCAGGCTTACGAAATATCTTTCACAATTTCGGATTATGTTTCTGGACTTATTCGGGGGCAGGTAGGCGGTACAACAACTTGGTTTGGCTCCAACGGACTACATAAGCAGACTGTTGTTACGACAGCTTCTCCCCAAACATTTCTTTTACAAACGGGTGGAAACCCAGCGTCGATGAGTATTGACAACGTATCAGTCAAAAGACTCGACGCTAACCCCGCCGTAGCCCGATACCTCCCCCGCCGAAACCACCACGTCTACAACGGCTCTGCATGGGTAAATGAGGGGGTTCTGCATGAGAGTGAAGCACGGACTAATTTGCTTAGTTATTCGCAAGACTTTACTGATTCTAGTTGGGTCAAAGCTAACACAGCAACCTTGGCTTTAGATTCAGTTGGGCCAGACGGACAAGCAAACTCAGCTGTTAAGCTGATCGATAGTAACGATTCGGGCACAGGGAGCGTAATTGCTTATACCAATTTAACTTTAGCCACAACCACTGCCCATACTTTTTCGTGCTATCTAAAAGCTGACCAGCTGAGTTGGGGATACTTACGGGCAGCTAGTTATGCAACACTGCCTAATGGTGGTGCCTTTTTTGATTTATCAAGTGGCACTGTCGGAACAGTCGAAGACGCAGCTTACTCTGCAACGATTCAGGATGTAGGCAACGGCTGGTATCGCTGCGCTTTGTCTTTTACAACCGAAGCAGATGGAACTGGGCGATTAGACATATTTGTTGCGCAGGATGACTTAGATCCAAACGTCGCTCGGGATGGTACATCATCCATCTTAATTTATGGCGCACAAGTAGAAGCAGGCTCCACACCGTCATCTCTAATACCAACCAACAGTGCAACCGTCTCCAGAGCTTTAGAGACTCTGACAATCCCAGCAGCAAACATGCCTTGGCCAGAGCCTAAAACAATTACAGGCAACCTTTACAGTGGTGCTGATCCTATAACGATTAATGGCGATCACACCTTTACGCCAACTATTGCAGACGATAGTACAACTAAGGTTGTTCGTGTTAAGTGGACGCAGACCATTAACACAGGCACTAGAACAAGGATGAGATACCGCAACGCGACTAACAGCGCAGATGTTCAAGCTATGACGTACTACAACGGAAATGGTACGTTTGAAGCGATTATTGTTACGTCAGCAGGGTTGATGTGGCGACAAGTTGAAACAGGAATCAATGTTAATATTTCTGACATCACGTTTGAACAGATCGACCCGCTCGCTGTGTCTATCCAGATGCAAGGGAGGATGACGTATGCGGATACAGGTGCTGTAGTATCTCAACCTTTCAGGTGGGGCAATTCTATATTCTCCCACATACAAACATCAGGGGTCTCGAATCTATTTCAGTCGATCCTCATTGACTCCGGTGGCACTAATTTCTCTTCAAGTGAGTTTGTTGATCCCGGTGTGTTATCCGCTTTCAACGTCAGTAGTCGAAACGGAAGCTCCTTTGTCAACCACGCGGTAGACGGTATAGCTGCCATAGAAGACTCAACACCTGTCTACTTGCCAGATCTCTCAGCAACTGATTTCAACCTTGGCTACGACTACATGGGCACAATCTCCATGCTTAGAGTCTGGGCAGATGACTTGGCGGATGCGGGAATAGTTGAAGCTACAGAGCCGAGTGAAGTACCAAGCCTGCAGCTAACTTTCGATAATAGCGAAACATCATTTACCGTTCAGGATTGGGAGCAATAACATGGGAGTTAATACAAAAAGTTTTGACAATGCTTCTGACATGATCACCTTCTCCAGAGCTAGTGGAGGCTATGGTCTTACTAAGGTTAGTTATGGGCCGGAGTTGGTGACAAATGGTGGGTTTGATACTGACAGTGATTGGACTAAAGGAACTGGCTGGACGATTAGTGGAGGGGTTGCTAGTTGTGATGGCTCACAATCTTCGTCTAGTGCTTTGCAGTCGGTAGACATATTGACCATTGGTAAAGTGTACGAAGTTACTTTTACAATTGTAAATATATCGGCTGGAGTTATAACACCAAGGGCAGGAACCAACGGTGCAGGAACAGCAAGATCGGCTACAGGAACATACATTGAGATTATTACCTGTGCTGGGACAGATGATTTAAGAATGACGGCAAGCAATAATTTTATAGGCTCCATCGACAACGTTTCCGTCAAGGAAGTCCTGTACAACTCCAGCGATCCATCAGCAACCCTAAAGCTAATCTACCACCCCAATGATGTCCCTCGAATTGAGTACAACGTAGACGGAAGTGCTAAAGGAATATTGATTGAGGAAGCGCGGACTAATCTTTTTACTAACAGTGATGCTGTAGACTCTACTCTTACATCGGTACAAAGTTTAACAGTTGGTAATGAGGAAGTTTCCAACGGAGTCTATCAAGGCACTTGGCGCAAGTTTACTGAAGACACAGCGACGGGACAACACAGGCTTGTCGGTGCTAACGTAGTAACAATACCTGCTGGCTCTTACGCGACTATTTCTTGTTTGGTAAAGCGCATATCAGGCACTCGAAATGTGCAAATGATGATTTATTCAGGTGGCGATAACTTTTTAGGCTCTTTTGACTTAGACGCCGAAACTGGAAGCGTATCCAAAGGCGGCACTGGAACTGCTGGAACTGCTACCATTGAAAATTTAGGCAACGGTATCTATAGAATTAGTGCAAGCGGTATTGTTTCTACTACGGTGACAAACTGTAGCGTAATTTGGCGGCTTACTGATGGAGCTACTAGCAGCTATATGGGCGATGGTACGTCATCTGTAGCGGCAACAGCAATGCAGATTGAGCAAGGAGAATTTAGGACATCGTTAATAAAAACTACAGGTGCTCCGGCCACGAGGGCTTTAGATTTACCGCAAATTAATGTAAGCAACTTTATAAATAAGTCCGCCGGAACTTTTCTTGCTACTTTCAATTATTCTGATCCTACAAACGTAGACGGTAATTACGCTTTAGGGGGGGTTGCAAACGTACGTGTTTTTTATAACAACCCCGGAAGTAGCGATTGGTATTCCTACGATGGTAGCGCAGCAACTCATTTTGGCGCTGTTGATTCAGGAGAAGTTTACAAATTAGCAGTTGCAATAAAAACAGACTCTAATATATCTACAGCTAAAAACGGGGATATAGTAACTACTAGCACATCGGGCACTGCTTTGATGACGAATATTGAGGCCGCCCCTACGCTATCAATTGGTGGTGCGAGTGCAAGCCAAAAACTCAACGGCCACATCAAATCTATTACCTATTACCCTCGCCGCTTAACAGACGCACAAATACAGCGACTAACTCAACCTATATCTACACCAACCTTGAGTCTCACCTTCGATGGGCAGGCGACCAGTTTTACGGAGGACTCAATTCATGGGTAAGACAGTTAATGAAGCAGAAGATTTAATTACTTTTAGCCGAGCGAGTGGAGCGTATGGTCTTACCAAGGTTGGTTATGGGTCGGAGTTAGTTTCTAACGGTGATTTTTCGGATGGGAGTACGGGGTGGACCGCATCTAGTGCCACACTTTCGGTTGTTTCCGGGCGCTTACAAGTTGTTGCAACAAGTGCTTACGGTGGGTTTAACCAAATAATTCCAGCTAATCCAAATACATTTGTTGAATACAGTTTTGATATAGCGGCAGGTTCTGGACAGATAGTTGCTCAAGTTTATGATGAGTCTTATGGAACTCTTTTGCATAATTATTCCATTACGGCTGGCACCTCTCAAACTACAACAGTGTTTTTTTCAACGCAAAGTTTTTCCCCAATACGCATATTAATACGGAGTGTCACCGCCTCTACGTTTACCGTAGGTAGCCTTTCTATGCGCGAAGTCCTCTACAACTCCAGCGACCCATCAGCAACCCTAAAGCTAATCTATCACCCTGAAAACAAGCCGCGCATTGAGTACAACATAGATGGTACTGCCGAGGGTTTGTTAATTGAGGAAGCGCAGACTAATCTGCTGACGTATTCGGAGGATTTTAGTAATTCTGAATGGGTTAAATTGCCCAGCAATGGGTTGTCATCAGAAACAGTAACGGGGCCTTTTGAGGGGACCTTAGCTTACAGGTTTACGTCAGTTGACCATAATCATTTTCTTGAAGATCGAAATGTAACGGTGACTGCTGGAACAACTTATACGTTTTCTTTTTGGGGCAAAGACGCTGGTGGCGCTGGAGTTCCTAAATATGTTATACGTGATGTGTCAAACAGTGCAAATATTGTGAGTGCAGATTGGCCTGATGTTAGTACTACTGAGTTCAGGCAGCAGGTTATTACATTTACCACTCCCGCTGGATGCACAACAGTTACGGTATCTGTAGCTTCTTATAGCGGATTGCAGGTAGATTTTTACGTTTGGGGTGCTCAACTCGAAGCAGGCTCCTTCCCAACAAGCTACATAGAAACTACAGGTACTACGGCCACGAGGGCTGCTGATGTGGCAAGCATTGGTGTGGGGGAGTTTGGGTATAATAAAACGGCAGGGGCGTTGCTTGTTGAAACTTCTTCTTATGAAGGAAGCCCATTTTTACTTGTTTTGAGTAGCGGAAGTGATACTAATCGCGCACAAATTCGGGCATCTGCATCAAATGTTAGTGGTTATGTTCAATCTACTGGTGATTCGGGGTCGTTTTTAACTGTTTCTGGAGCGCCAATCGTTCCCTTCAAAACGTCAATGGGATTTAAAACCGACGACATAGGATTGACTGTGAATGGCGGCCCTGTGTCTACGGATACGTCCCAGAATATACCTGTGTCTATCACCAAATTAAATATAGCTAGTTCGGCTATTAACCAAGTTTCTGGAAAAATACACATCAAGTCGATCCAATACTACCCTCGCCGACTTAACAGACGCACAACTGCAGGAGTTAACAACATGAGCATAGTAATCCAAGACCCCAACGGAGATGACGTTTCGGTAAATTTGAAGTGGTCAGGCGGAATGATTGACGCAGAAGTTAGGGCAACTGATGAGGCTGCTTTTGTGGCAGCCGCTTTGCAGCAAGGTATATACGTCAAAGAAACGCAAACAGTTGTAGATGAAGATGGCGTTGAAACAGAAGAACTTGTGCTAGATGAGGACGGCAACGAGATTATCCGACCAGCGGCTGGCGTTAATGTCAGCGTTATTGGCCCCGTGGTTGTTGTGCCAGCAACGTACGATGACGAAGGTAACGAACTCACACCGCCGGTCATGGATAATCGCTACCACGTAAACCTGCGCATGGCAGGCGCAGCGCTAACTGCTGCTGATGAGAACGGCTATCCTGACTGGCAGACCACAGCAATCTTGTGGACTGAAAGCGGCGTTGCAGATACAGAAATTAACTCGCACGAGTCGGCTTTGATCGTTGAGGACGTTGGCCTAATTGATCCGGAGTCGATTGACACGCCCAAGCGCGTATGGCTTTGAGGTTAATGATATGGTTTTAGAAATTATTGTGATTCTGTTTTGCAGTTATCTTTTCTTGATCGCATGCGACGACAGTTGGTGAGTTTTTGCTCTGAATTACAGCCGCATGCTTAAGCAAAAAGGCATTGTATTTTCGCCAGTTGTCGCTGCCCCGCTTTATATTTTTTTGTGCGGAGGTGCGCTGGCTGATGCTATTTTCAACGCAATTGCAGGCACTATAATTTTTAAAGAAAGACCAAAAGAGTGGCTTTTTACCGCAAGAGTTCGAAGGCAGTTGGGAAGCGATGACGTGAACCAAAGGCTAAAAGCTCAAAAGTGGTCTAGGCTCATTAACTCAATCGATCCGGGGCACGTATGAACAATGAGCAGCTAGAGCGTTACAGATTTATGGTTGAAGATTGCACTCAAAAGTTCGGCTCACAACGCGCGTTGGCAAGACAGCTGGGCATCAAGCACTCAACCCTAACCTATCGAATCAACCACCCTAGCGCGCTAAAGCGTGAGCATGTTTACGCGATTGAGTTGATTCACACAAGAGTCAACCGCTGATGGATGCGCAGGCGTGGATGAATCGCGTAGACAAAAAACTTGATGAAATTGGTGACGCCATCGTGTCCTTGGCTAGAGCCGAAGAAAGGATTGTTACCATTTTCCAGCGCATGGAATCAATAGAGAAGCGGCAGGCGAGCGCCAGCGAAAGGATCGAGGTTTTAGAAAAGACCAGCGATAAGCGAGGGGTTTTCTTTAGCACAACCGAGCGTTTTTTTTGGGCTGTAGTAACGGCGGCTGTAGGTCTGGCAGCTTACTACTTCAGATGAAAATTATTGATTTAGTTGCTGGTGTCTTTAAGCCTGCCGCAGATTTGATTGACAACCTGCACACATCGACCGAAGAAAAACTCCAGCAAAAAGCTCGACTGCTTGAAATCCAGTCGGCTGCGATTGATTCAGCCCTGCAATATGAGTCCCAGTTACTCGAATCAAAATCAAAAATCATTCACGCGGAAGCTGTCAGCAATCACTGGCTGACCGCAAACTGGCGACCAATCACCATGCTAGTTTTTCTAGCTCTGGCAACAAGCGATGCGCTTGGATGGCTTCCTAACCCTCTGCGCGATGAAGCATGGCTTCTTTTACAGATAGGCTTGGGAGGTTATGTAGTTGGCCGGTCTGTTGAAAAAGGCGTTAAAATGGTGGTTAAATGACAGGTTTGATCGATCAATTGAAGCGGCACGAAGGCGTTAGATCTCACGCTTACAGGGACAATGCTGGCTATTTGACAATCGGAGCCGGCAGGAACATCGACTGCGATGGCGGTCTTGGTCTTTCAGCTGACGAGATAGACTATCTTTTGCACAACGACGTTGATCGCTGTTTCAGTGAGCTTGAACCTTTCACCTGGTTTTCGGAGCTTGATGACGTGCGCCAAGATGCGCTGATAAACATGTGCTTTAACTTGGGCTTAACGCGCCTGCTGCATTTTAAGAACATGATCGATGCTCTACAGAAAAAAGACTTTAATCTTGCGGCTGCCGAAGCTTTAGACTCTCGGTGGGCAAGGCAGGTTGGTGATCGAGCCGTTGAGGTGGCTTCGATGATTGAGCTAGGGGTCTACCCTTAAAGCGCCCCGCGCAGACCGAATTCCGAAATCTGGCGGGGCAGGGGTTGGGCGCGAGAGGGACGCCCAACGCAATCATTTTAACCGAGTTAAATTATGGGTCAATCCAAAAAGTATCAGGATCTTCTGCCTTTTTGCGTAACAGAGACGCAGCGCACAGTTGTAGGCCTTAGATCCCGAGGCTATACAGCGATTCAAGCAGCTAATGAGCTCGGCGTTGCCGAACGCAATGTGCATGCGCTTTGCGCGCGTGTCGCCAAAATTGCAGCTCGGCAAGGCCACTCGCCAGACCACGATATGGTACATGTGGTGCCTGACGGTTTCAGTGTAAAAGGCACGAGCACGCTTTATAAGGACGGCTCACCGGTTATGCAGTGGGTCAAAAGCACCCAAGATCGTGAGCGGCAAATGGCCATGCTTCTGGAAGCTATCGAGTCCGCTCACGAAAATTTAAAGCCTTTTGAGCGTATCAAAAAACCTGCGGGCACAGATTCCGACGTGCTGGCTTTGCTCACTATCACGGATTTTCACTTAGGCATGTACGCGTGGGAGGCCGAGACGGGCAGTAATTGGGATTCGCAAATTGCAGAACGCGTTTTTTTAAGCTCTGTGGCGGATATGATCAATGCCACGCCGCCAGCGCAAACCGGCGTTTTTTGTCAGCTGGGCGATTTTTTGCATTTTGACGGACTGCTGGCGGTGACGCCTACAGGTGGAAATCTTTTAGATTCCGACACGCGTTACAGTAAGCTCGTCGAGATGACCATAAATGTTATGACCCGCGCGGTCGAGATGATGCTGGAGAAATTCGACAAGGTGGTGGTTATCCAAGCGGAAGGGAATCACGATCTAGCCAGCAGCGTCTGGCTGAGAAAGCATATTAAGCATGTGTTTAGCAAGAACCCTCGACTGGAGGTCATTGATAATGACTTCCCGTATTACGCATACCTGCACGGCCAAACTATGCTGGGATTCCATCACGGGCACAAGGTTAAGATGGGCAGCTTACAAAAGATTTTTAGTTCAGAGCCTAGATTCAGAGAGATGTGGGGAAAGGCCAAACAGTGCTACATACACACTGGGCACATGCATCACGAGCGAGTGGTTGAGGACGCTGGGGCTATCGTCGAACAACACCCTACGCTCTCCGGTAGAGATGCCTATGCCGCAAGACTCGGGCATGTGAGCTTGCGCGGAGCAAAGGTAATCACTTATCATTCGGCTCACGGAGAAATTCATAGAACAACAGTAAGGCCAATCGAGTGAAAAGCACAGAGTATCAGGAGGGCGGCGACCATTACCAAAAAATGGCAATCCAGCCGATAGACTACATCATGCAAAACAAGCTGGGGTTTTGTGAGGGCAACATCGTCAAGTACGTCACTCGATGGCGGGATAAAGCTGGGGTGCAAGACTTGCTCAAGGCTAGGCAGTACATCGATTTTCTGATTGAGTCTGAAGGCTAAACGTTTTTCAAGGTTACCGCCCCGGCACGTCCGGGGTTTTTTTTAATTTATTTTAACCAAATGTGTAGACATTAAATCAAATGTGTATATAATAGATCCCATCAACAACGGAGATCGCTAACATGCAAAACGAAATAAATGCAAACGGAAACATTGTGCTAGGCGGAAGGAACACGAATTTTTATGTCAGCCAACGGAAAAGTGGGACCGAAGTTTTTTGGTGGAACCGTTTAAGCCCAAACTTAAGAATAAGCGTTGACATGCCTCAAAATCGTTATTCATTAGTGTCTGAAACGCCAACGTGCGGCAACGGTCGCTCAATGTTTTTTGAGGATCTAACTCAAGTGATGCAAGCAAACCCCATCACCCGACAGCACAAAACCCCTTCCGGCTGGAAGGTTTGACATATAGAGGAATCGGTTAATGAAAGTTAAGGGGGCTGCGGCCCCTTTTTTTTTGCAGTAAAAAAGTAGGGTTATTTTAACCAAACGTGTAGACATTAAATCAAATGTGTATATAATAGATCCCACACAAACAGAGAGAGAACGGACATGGACTATCAAGCACACCTCGCACGCAACGAAGCTAAGGCGCTTACATTTGTATCTAACATCAGCAGCGTAATTGCTGCCAAAGCCGGCAAGGGATATAAGGTCATTGCTCAGATGAAAGACGGCAGCGAGATCGTTATCAAAAAGGGCGGAAACCTCAAGGCATTCGTAAACGTCTTTGACTTTGATTGTAATGGGAACGCCGCCATAGGCGCGGATAATGCCAAGTTTTGCGCCTTTAACAATAAGGCAGGCGTAAAGCAGTTGGGCAATGGTGGCAAATGGAATTCTCCCATCGCGTCATTTGAAATAACGGTGGCCGCGTAAGCGGCCCGGAGGAGATAAACATGAAAGTACGAATAGACTTCACGATTGACGTTGACCCCAAGGTCATCCGCGCCTACATGGATGACCTCGAAACCGACGAGACCATGAAAGAGTTTTTGGTGACGTGGTGCTCCGCCGCTGGCGCTGGGACGCTCGACGAAAGTTTGAATAACGCCTTGGGCGAATACCACAGAACTGAAGTTGTCAGAGAGGCCGTGTAAGCGGCCCGGAGGATAAAGTGATGCCCCTTTTTTTTTACTGCAAAAAAGTAGGGTTATTTTAACCAAATGTGTTTACATTATATCTATTGTGTATATAATAGACTTCATCAACAACGAAACGAGAGGGTTAGAGAAATGCAGTCAGTATCATTTTTAAACGGTGTCAAAACTATAGAGGCGACGATAACAGCCGCCAGAATGTGGCGTGGAGGTGACAAGGTTCGGTGTTACATCGACCTAGAATTTTCTAAAAGACGTCCGATTGATTCTATGTACGTTGTGGTAGAGGGCGGAACGAGAGACAAAACGGTCACTGTCGGCGGTCAAGTTTTTGGCTACCAATTAGGTTGGTGCGACAGCCACACGAAAAGGGAACACGCTATAGAAGCTGTGAAAAATTTAGCAGAGCTTTTTATATCAAACCCGCCAAATATCGAGGAAGCTTAGCGGGGCTTCGGCCCCTACTTTTTTACAGCAAAGAAGTAGGGCAACCCAAACTTAAAAAAAGGAGATAATAAAAAAAACCTTTACTTGGAACGGCACACGAGTTAAATTTTTAAACCCGCCTCAAATCGATTTACGAACCGAGGCACAACCAAAAAAGAGAGAAGCCAATGGCTATTAATTTACAAACTACTCAAGGTCTGAGCGCGCAGGGCGTTAACATCTTGGTCTATGGACACGCTGGGTCTGGCAAAACCAGCTTAATAAAAACACTGCCTAACCCGGTGGTTTTGAGCGCGGAGGGCGGGTTGTTATCAATCAGCGATACTGCAACGCCTTTCGTCGAAGTCACCGACATGCCCACGTTGATCGAAGCGTTGGAGTGGGCGAAAGGATCAGGGGAGGCGCAGAAGTTCGATAGCTTCGCCCTCGATTCAATCAGCGAAATTGCGGAGGTGGTTTTAGCCCATGAAAAATCGGAAGCAAAAGACCCACGGCAGGCTTATGGCGCACTGCAAGACGCGATGGCGTACATCGTGCGCGCATTCCGGGATCTGCCGAAACACGTCTACTTCACTGCAAAGTGCGAAAAAACCGCAGACGAGACGGGACGGCTACTGTACGCGCCAGCCATGCCCGGGAACAAGTTAGCGCAATCACTGCCTTATTTTTTCGACGAAGTGCTTGCGATGCGCGTGGAGCGAGACGAGGATGGCACTACGCAACGCGCACTGCTCACATCTAGTGATGGGCTTTGGCAGGCTAAAGATCGCAGTGGTCGACTTGACGCGTGGGAGCCTGCCGATCTTGGAGAAATAATCGGTAAAATCGGTGGTGCAAGGTGAGCATATACAGCGATTGGATGATTATCAAAAATGTGGAGCGCGAAGCCGTTGCAAAGCGTAGAGAGATCGAAGATGAGATGCTAAGGCAGTTGCAGGTCGATGATGTCGAAGGTAGCCAGACGCTCAAGCGTGAAGGGTTTAAGGTCCGCGTCACAAACCGTTACAACCGTAAAGTTGACAGCGACTTGCTGCAAGACATTGCAACAGAGGAAGGTCTTGATCACCTGTTGCCGGTGCTTTTCCGGTGGAAACCTGAGATCAAATTAAAGGAATGGCAGTCGGCAGATGAGTCGGCTAAGCAAAAGTTGGCGCAAGCCATTACCACGACGCCCGGCAGGGCTTCTTTACATATTGAGGAAGATTAATTATGGATTTTGGATTTACTTTGACGGCATCAGAGATGCCGGTTGCCGAGGACACCTACGCGCCGCTTGCCGAAGGCTGGTACACAGCAATCATAAGCAATGTCGAGCTCAAGGATACAAAGGCGGGCACTGGCAAGTATTTGTCAGTTCGATATGACATAACTGGCCCGACGAGTCAAGGTCGAGTCGTGTTCGCCAACATTACTGTGGTCAACCCCAGCGAAAAGGCGGAGAGGATTGGCCGAGAGCAGATTGGCAAAATTATGAGCATTTTAAAACTGAAAGAAGCGGGTAACTCCGATGTGTTTGTTGGACATGCCATCGGCATAAAGCTCTCGATTCGACGCTCGGAGGAGTGGGGTGATCGCAATGAGGTCAGAGAGTATAAACCCGCTGATTTTGGAGAGTTCAAAGCTACGCCCTCACCCGCTGATAACCAATCGGCACCGCCGTGGAAGCGTTAATCACGTTGATTGATGAGGCTCACGAAGCGACTCAGGAGCGCCCACGGGCGCACTTGGGTTGCTCCAACCTCGGTCATCCATGCGACAGGTGGGTTTGGCTAAATTTTAGGTTAGCTGTTATCCAAAAGTTTCCCGGCAGAATCCTGCGCTTGTTTCGTCGGGGTCACCTCGAAGAACCGCAGATAATCCGAGATTTGATACTTGCAGGCATCGAGGTCGGGACTGATCAGGCTGCGGTTGATTTTGGATCGCATGTAAAGGGCAGCGCAGATTTGATTATTGAGCGTGGGGTGCCGGGCTCACCAGATGATCGACATGTGGCCGAGTTCAAGACGCATGCTTTGGCTAGCTTTAAGGATGTTAAAAAAAACGGTGTAAAAAAGTCAAAGCCGACGCACTGGGCGCAGATGCAGCTTTACATGCTTGGTCTAAAGATCAGTAAGGGCTTATATGTTGCGGTGTGCAAAAATGATGACCAATACTATATAGAGTCAGTTGAGTTTGACCCTGAAGAAGCGGCGGCGCTGGTCGCGAAGGGTCACAGGATCGCACAAGCCGAGAGGATGCCAGAGCCGATATCAACTGACCCGAGCTGGTATCAGTGCAAATTCTGTCCAGCGCATGAATTTTGCCACAAGACAAAATTGACCAAGGAGGTCAACTGTCGTACCTGTGCGCACAGCACAGCTAGGGGCGACTCTACGTGGCATTGCAACCAGTTCGACGATGTTGTGCCTTTCGATTTTCAGCTAAAGGGCTGTGACAAGCATGTGTTGCACCCGGACCTGGTGCCGTGGCAAATTGTGGCAAGCGAGTCAACGCCTACCGTCGCGGCTTTTGATGTCAACGGCCACACGGTAAAAAATGGCCCAGAAAACCTAACGAGCAGCGAACTGATTGCAAACGCACCCGCTTGCGCTGCTAGCGAGACGGCGCAAATCAAGGCCGATTTTGTCGGCGCCAAAATTTACGGTTAAGAGAGATAAGATATGTTGAGAGACTACCAGCAGCGTGCGATTGATGATCTGCACGATTATTTGGAAAAGTATGACGGCAATCCTTGCCTTGTGCTGCCTACTGGATCGGGCAAAAGCCACATCGTAGCAGAAATATGCCGCCACAGCGTCCAGACGTGGCCAGAGACGCGCATTTTGATGCTTACCCACGTGAAAGAACTAATCGAGCAAAACGCCGGCAAAATGCTTGACGCGTGGCCTAGAGCGCCGTTAGGGATTTACAGCGCTGGACTCAAGCAGAGAAATTTCGACTCGATCACGTTTGCAGGCATTCAGTCTGTAAGAGATCGAGCGGATGAGATTGGGCACATTGACTTAATCATTGTTGACGAGTGTCACCTGATCAACCACGGGGCCGAGGGCGGTTATCGCAAGCTCATCGACCAGCTCACAAAAGTCAACCCGTATCTTAGGGTAATCGGACTTACCGCCACACCTTATAGGCTGGGGCATGGCGAGATCCATAAAGGCGATGCAATCTTTGACGATCTGCTGGATGAGATCGCGCCGATCCCCGCGCTCGTTGAAAAAGGCTATCTTGCTCCGCTCAAGTCCAAGCTGACCGACACGCATTTCAATTTGGATGGCGTTAAAAAACGGGGCGGTGAGTTTGTAGAAAGTGACTTACAGCGAGCCGTCGATGACGACGAGGTAACTACTGATGTGGTTAGTGAGGTCATCCGCTACGCGCAAGACCGGAGGCATTGGCTGTTTTTTTGTGCTGGGGTAAAACATGCTTACGCAATGCGCGACTCGCTAAGATCTCAAGGTGTAAGCGCAGAAACAATCACCGGGTCAACCCCAGCCGATGAGCGGCAGGACATCATCTCGCAGTTCAAGAGCGGGATGATCCAAGCTCTTACAAACGCGAATGTCTTGACCACCGGGTTTGACTATCCAGACATTGACCTGATTGCGCTTTGCCGGCCTACGATGTCACCTGGGCTATACGTGCAAATGGTTGGTCGAGGGATGCGGCCAAAAAGTCACGCTGACGATTGCATGGTCCTGGATTTCGCTGAAGTCATACAAAGGCATGGACCTATCACGCACGTTGTCCCGCCATCTAAAAAAAGTGGAAATGGCGAGGGTGAAGCGCCGGTAAAAAGTTGCCCCGAATGCCAAGAGATTGTGCACTTGTCCGTCATGGTTTGCCCGTCATGCGGCGCGCAGTTTGAGGCAAGAAAGATTGCGCTTGGCCTAGACAAAAGCTCAGACATCATGGGTTTAAAAGACAACGACGTAAAAGTGTCTGAGTGGTATTGGTCACCGCACGTTAGCCGAGCTAGCGGCAAATCTATGGTTAAGGTTAGGTATTTGATGAGCTTCGATAAAGAGCCAATTACTGAGTATTACCCGATATTGCACGACGGCTATGCAGGCAACAAGGCTCGCGCACTGCTGTTTTCGATTATAAAAAAATCAGGCTCTGAGGCAGACCCTCACGGATTTGACCTGCCAGAGATGTGCCAGAATTTAAACCAAAGCTCACCGCCATCAAGAATCAGTTTTCAAAAAGACGGAAAATGGTACAGAGTAACTAAACGAATTTGGGACACTTATGAAACCAGAGAAACCAGAACCGCCAGCGTTTGTTAAAAGCTACTATGATTTACAACAGCCAAAATGCTGTCACACTTGTGACTTTTATGACGAGGACGGCTTGTGCCAGCATTTCAACGAAAGACCCCCATCCGGGTTCGACCAAAAACAAAACGCTTGCGATCAGTGGTTGCAAGTGATTCCGTTCTGATGACTGAGCACGAAGTGCAACGGGAGTTTGTGAAGTGGTTCCGGCAAACTCTCCCAACCATACGAATTTTCGCTATACCCAACGGCGGCGGCAGGTCCAAGGCTCAAGGCGCTAGGCTGAAGGTGGAGGGCGTGAGCCGAGGCGTTCCTGACTTGTTTTGTCCAGAACTGTATTTATGGATAGAGATGAAACGCGAAAAGGGTGGGGTGGTGTCACCAGAGCAGCGCGATTGGCTTGGATATTTAGGTGATATAGGCTATGCGGTTCTGGTCTGCCGAGGGTTGGACGATGCAAAGGAACAGGTTTTAAATTTTTTGACGAGAGGACAATTAAATGGCTGACTTAACAAACATATTCGGCGGGCCGTTTAGGCCGACGCCGACCAGAAAAAAAGCCCCCGACATTCAGCTTATGAATGCCATGCTTGAGGCGGATCTTGACCCACCAGAGCACCTTTATTTGGACGGCAAAATATACCGATTTGGGCCTAAAAATTCGTGCTGGTATGTGGCGTTTGGCGATGGTGTACCCGCCGGGCGTTTTGGTGACTGGAAGCTAGGGCTTGACGTTACGTGGCGAGCGGAAGTTGACCGCGACCTTACGGATATTGACCGCATGGCTCTGAGCCAAAGGCTCACAGAATCGAGGAAGCTGCGGGACGAGGAGAAGGCAAAGCGTCAGGAGGTAGCAAGCTTTGCGGTCGATCAGATTTGGGCGGAGTGCATCGAGGCGAGCCGAGATCACCCCTATTTAGTGGCAAAAGGAATCGATGCCCACGGCACAAAGGTGACCGGCGATGGCAGGATTGTTGTGCCTATATACGACCAGTTTGGCGATGTAGCCAGCCTGCAATACATCACGGGCGAGGGCGAAAAGAAGTTTCACCCCGGAGCAAAGACTGGCGGCTGTTTTTGGGCGCTCGGGAAGCCTACGCGCACAATATACATCTGCGAGGGGTTTGCCACGGCAGCTACCGTGTACGAAGCAACCAAAACGTTCACCTACGTTGCTTTTAACGCAGCCAACATTCCTAGCACTGTGCAGTTTGCGAGGTCTAACCACAAGGGCAAAATTGTCATTATTGCCGACAACGACGAGAGCGGCACTGGGCAAAAGTATGCCGAGGAGGCGGCGAAAAAGTACGGTGCTACGGTTGTAGTCCCGCCGGAATTAGATACAGACGCCAATGATTTTGCACAGGCTGGTGGTGATTTGCGGGAGCTTCTGATGCCGGACACAGGCAAGTGGTTAGTGAGAGGAACTGACTTTAGCGCTCAACCAGCGCCGTTGTCGTGGATGGTGAAGGGTTGGGTTCAAGACAATGCGCTGATTATGGTCCACGGCCCAAGTGGCGGCGGCAAGACGTTCGTGGTGCTTGATTGGTGCTTACGGATTGCGGCGAGGGCAACTGATTGGCTTGGGCACAAGGTTCGCGGAGGCACGGTGGTTTATTTGGCGGGTGAGGGCCACCACGGTCTGCGCTCGCGCCTTGCGGGGTGGAGGCAGCACACGGGCATGGATCTCGATAACGTTTGGCTAAGCGGATCAGGCTGCGATTTGAACACGCCAGAGGGCTATCAGAAGGTGGTGGACTCGCTGGAAGATCTTGAAAGTCTGCCTAGAGTCATTGTCGTTGACACCCTGCACCGCTTTCTGTTGGGTGATGAGAACAGCGCGCAAGACGCAAAAACAATGCTCGACGCCTGCTCAAAACTTATGCAGGACTACAATTGCAGCGTGATTTTGGTCCACCATACTGGCGTGAGTGACGAGGCCCAGCACAGGGCTAGAGGGTCGTCTGCATGGCGTGGCGCGCTCGATATAGAAGTGTCGGTGGTGCCCAGTAAGGACAACGGTCCTATCGAGATCGTGCAGCGCAAGTCAAAAGACTCTGAAATGGTTGACCCGGTCTATGTCGAATTGCAGAGCATAGACATCCAGGGTTGGTTTGATGAGGATGGCGCGCCAGTCTCCAGCGCCATTTTAGTGGCTGGCGCAGCACCAGTTAAAGTCAGTAAAGCTGACGACAAGCTAAAATATGCCGAGCGAGCTTTCCAGAATATGTTTGCACTAGGTGGCCAGATTCTTGTCTCAGGTATGCCGATTGTGAAATATTCAGCGGCAGAAACTTGGTTTTTACAGGACGGTAAAGCCGAATCAACAGCAAAAAGTTACGCCACCAATAAGCTCAAAAGGGGCGTTTTAAACCTTTTGCAAGATAGCGATTTGATACAAAAGAACGAATTGCAATCTGGATGGGAGCCAACTTCTGAGGTCTTAAAATCACGGTTATTGACAGGAATTGTGACATAAAACAGGGGTATCAACGGGTAACATAACACTTTTTATTTTGTTACCCCTAGGGGGGCAAAAAGCGCAAATTAGGGGTATCAACGGGTAACACACTCCTTAGGAGTGTTACCCAATGATACCCTTGCGTGCGGTCGGTGTGTTTAATCAACAAAGGCAAGAAAATGGACGATGTGAAATTTGCTGGGAAAAAGCTTAGGAATCGCGCAATTTTTGTTTTGCAGCAGGAAGGCGAGGACAAAAGGTGGCGAGGGGCTGAGTGTAAGAATATCAAGGAGCGGATCGGCATGATCAGAAAATTGTCTGATCAAACTTTCCCGACGTTTGCGCTGGCGATGAAATTACGGCATTGCGACGACGACCAAATTTAATTGTTTACACTTTTGGCGCAATGTGTATACTTGGCGTATGTTAATTGAGAGGTTTGAAGATGTTGATAGCAGGTCAGGAGTTGCGAGATTATGCAGTTATGCGATTGTCCATGCAAAAGCGAGGTAGGGTTAAACCCGATGAGTTCTGGGGGTTAGACGGTCGGAATGATAAGGCTAGGGTTAATTTGATTAAAAAGCTGACACCACAGAATGCTTTGAAGATTCAATTGGAGGTCAAGGAATGGCACCACCAAAAAACAAAAGTGCCAACTGTGAGCGCGTGCAGCTATGTGTCACTCTAGCGATTTCAAGGATATGATTATGCGAAACCGAAAAGATTATTCAGATGTGGCGGCAGAGATTTTAAATCCTTCGCCAAAGGTGCATGGTATGACCGGCCAAAAAAACCACTATATCGGCGGTTTTGAGACTTTAGTCAATTTCCGATGCAGCCAAGACCAGAAAGATTCTTGGCGAGGGCAAGCAAGCCGCAAGGGGTTGAAGCTTAGTGCTTGGATACACCAGCAGTTACAGAGGGGGTTAGATGATGACTGCTAACCTATTCTTGCTTAGCCTGTTGAGTGCTGGAAACAAGCAGCACATCGAACGTTTCAACAAGCGCTTTCGTGCTGAGAATAAACATCTAATCGAGAAAAGCTTGCAAACACAAGTGACAAACTACGTGACCAGAACGCAGCTCAGCACTCACGACATTGCAGAATATCTTTGCGTGTCGCCCAGTATTGTAAGGGATGCTATGCAGGTCAAGGAGAAGGCTTCAAGCGTTCAATTCCTTAGGGAAACTAAGCGCGCTAAGAGGGTAAAAAAATGAGAGATTATTTGATCGGCGGGTTGGCTCTGATTGGGCTGGCGCTCATGGGTACGCTGGACTTTGATGACGAGGTGTATACTCAGGACAGGTATTGCACTATGGTTGACCTATACAAAACAAGTGGTGGTTCTGATGGATGGCCAGCCTATCGAGCGGGAGAGATCTCTTGCACGGATTGAGTTTGACAAGCTATTTGGCCCTGATGCCACGCATACAGCGTGGTTGTGCTTTCTGGCTGGATGGACAGCACGGGAGGGTGTAAGCGGTGCAAGTTAGTATCAAGAGCAATATTGATGATGTGATGAAGGAAATGACACATCTGGAGCGCAAGCAACTGCCGTTCGCTACAATGCTGGCGATCAATGATACGGCGTTTGCTGGACAGCGCGCAGCTAAACGCGGCATGAAGCAGTATCTGGACAACCCAACACCTTGGACGGTTCGAGGCGTAAGGGTCAAAAAGGCTAAGAAAAAAGATTTGTCTGGTGCGGTGTACATGGCGGGAGTGCCGGGGTTGCCCGGTGTGGATCAAGACCGCAACGACTATATATCTATACAGACGGAAGGCGGGACCAGACTACCAAAAGGGAAGTATCTTGCTGTGCCAACAAAGGCGCGCCTGAACAAATACGGTAACGTACCGCGCAAGACGGAAAAGCTGAACACTATGCTGTCAGACAAAACAAAATTTTTTGTTGGGACACCCAAGGGCATGGCAAAAAACGACGGAATATGGCAGCGCATGAATATCAAGAAGAAGTCTGGAGGGACTAATATTCGCAAAGAATTTTCCTTTGTTCAATTTGCCAGATACAAAGCCAGATACCCATTTGACAAGATAGTTACAAACGTCATTAAAAACACATTCGACAAGCACTTTTTTAACCGCCTAAATCAAGCTCTAAATACAAGTAAGTGACGTGGTAGTGGGTAGGTATAGGGTGCTCAAAGAAAACGCCTGTAAGGGCATTACAGAGCTGTGTGGGGGGGCTATAAAGGTACTATGGCGTAAGCCGCTAATGGGTAATTCAACGG